AATCAGAATATATTCAAAGATATACGTTTAGACCAAAGTGAGTTTAGTGAAACAGATGAGTCAATTCAAATACAAGATGAAATTTCTCAAAAAGGTAGTGAAAATAATAGAGCACTTGTAGGTCAAAATATTTACAACGTATACGCAGTTAGAAGTTATACTGCTCAAATTGAAATGATGGGTAACGCTATGATTCAACCAATGATGTACTTCCAATTGGATAATATACCAATGTTCCATGGTGCATATATGATAACAAAAGTTTCTCATTCGATTAGACCAAATAGTATGTCAACAAACTTTACTGGAACTAGAATTAGATACACAGAAACACCATTGATTAAAGCTTATGACGTTTACATGGATTTAATTGAAACACTAGATATTAGTGACGCTGGTACTGGAACAATCGGTGGTAGCGGTGGCGGAAGCGGAGGCGGTGGTTCTGTTGCTGGTACTTTTGAACCAATTGTTGCAACGTTAATTGAAAACGGAGTTAGTAATGCTTATATTGATAAAGGTAAAACATATGGTAGTGTAACAACTAAAGATGTTGATTTAAAAGATACTGGATTTAGTATAAGTTCAAAGGGAACATATATTATTGCAGAAGCATCAGTTGCGTTGACAAAA